AGCAAAAAACAGAAAAAGGATTCTGGTTTTTGCACTCCTATAACAACAAACATTTCTGCGGAACGCAGAGAACACACATTTCTTAACTTGCCAAAAAGCAAACTCAACAACTGTACGCTTACGTAGCACTGACAAACGCACGCCACAACTCAGTAACACCCGCACGCTCACCAAGCCACACTTCCTTTCGCACGTCCAGCGCCGAGCCACCATCTTACACGCCTAGAGCACACACATAAGTAAGATAGTATACACATAAACATAGCCGCGACCATGTCCACCCCATACTTCGGTGTCAACATCGACGCTCGCCTGATGGAGTTAGATGACGCCTACAAATTCAGGCGTATCAGTGCCCGACAACTCATCGAGCACGTCGAGCCCTTGCTCCCCTTGCTCGAGGGGCCCGTCCCTCAGGAGACCCGCGACTCGGTCCGGAACGCCGAGCGGGAGTTGGGCGAGGTGACCCGGCTCCATGAATGCGGCCTGGGCACAGCTGACTGCGCTACTGAACGCGGTGGAGGTGAGGAGCTGGTCGTAGAGGTGGCGCGCGTATACTCTGACGCTGCCGCTGCTGCGACGAAGCACCACAACGAGCAGAGCGAGTGGGGTAGGAACCGCGATACACGTATAATGCGCAGGGGCCACCACGATGTAACGCCCATCAATCGTAACTTGATTTCCATGAGCTACGGGCTGCCGAAAGGAGCTGATGTGCGTGCACTAGCATGGACCGACGCTGACGTCAGCCGCCCGAGACTGTTGAACACCTTGGTGGCTGGCGCCTCTAGTCTGCACAAGCTCTGGCGTCTGCAAGCGTGCAGCGTGACACTCCCTTCGGGCCGTGTGCTCATGTCGGAGGCGTACCCGGGTAGAGGTCTGGGGGGCATGGATATGTACGGCTTCAACCTCCACGAAGTGGCGCTCTACTTGACGATCTCGGAAGACCTTCTGGTCGATGTGTCAGTCGCGGGAAAACCAGAGGGACTACGTGTGACGAACCGTGAACGCTTCGATGAGTTCCTTGACTTGTGCTCAATCGTCCAGTTCTGGATTGTAGACAGGATGGTGCCGATCTCAGGTCTCAACGTTTTGGAAGGGTACACCCTCGCGCAGCTAAAAACCTTGACCACCCGGACGCAGCAAGCCTGCACCCCCTCCGGTCATATGGTCCGAGGACCTATTGGTGCGTTAGTGTCACTTGGGGAATGGGAAGCCGACGACTCAGAGAAGATTGGGGTGTCCCATTGCGCTGCTGATGGAACAGTCAGCCGTGGCACTCTCAGCCCAAACAACATTCCGCCGGGCCTGTTGACGGTCTACGCTACTAGTGGTGGGAAAACCGTCACAGGTGGCACGCTTACCTTACGAGGAGAGGAGGGCGTGTATACCGTCACATCAAGCGTGACTGCAAACATGACGATTGGACATATCAAAGAGCTCAGCAAGTGCGCACCCACCGTGCGGGATGGCTTGTTTTCACCGACCGCCGCGGGAGCACTACTAACAGATGGCGACGGCGGCATTTACGTGGACGTCAACCACGAGCACGTGGTCGTGCCCACCATATTCAGTGGCGTACCCGACGGTTCGGAAATCGAGGTGGTAGCACGCAACTGTAGCGCCATGCTCGGCTATCTTGAGGACGTAGCTGCACTACAGGGGTGGTCATATTCTGTCGAACTCGGCGGCACTCAATTCAACATTGACCCATCAGAAGACGGCGCGTGGGCACGGATTGTAGTCAAGATACGATACGGGCCGGAAGTGAGGCCACAGTGGGCCACTATCGTGGCTGGGGAACTCGACGAACTGGCGGTGGATTCGGAACTGCGGCTGGACTATGGGGTGAGTGGTCTAGGGCGCTATCTCCTGAGCCGTTTCCTGGTCGGTGGCACCTTCATCCCAGGGACATCACTGAAGATAAACAAGCGTGGGAGGTTCGGTGCCATCCACGGAGTGCTAAAGGAGAATAAGGCCGCCTTGATGCTGACCGGATCATTGCCTACCCCTACGAATTACGTTGTAGACGTGAAGACGCTAGCAAGGACACGCGGGAGTGAGACACAATACTATGCTTACGCAATTGGTGTGGCGAAATTCATACGAAACCAGTATGTTGGTTCAGCATGCTGTGTGGACGATTCGCCTGAGCTAGACGAGTTCCTGTCAGCCAACCGCGACGAACTGCCGGATGAGGTCGGGGCCCTGCTTGCGAATCCTGAAGTGCCAAGTAGGGACGTCACTACCGTGCTGAGTGAACTCCGTGCACTCGAATCGCCCCCAACGTGCGTGTGTTCGCTAAGGGACGTGGACACGTCGACGCAGTGTTACATGGAGAGTATGTCGGCGGGACCCGTCTATTCAGGAGGCAGAATAATTACCGTACTGTACTAGGTGAACTAGGGCCAGTGGTGCGACCGTACCACCAGCTGGCGCGGGCCGCGGCATGGCCAGGGGAGATAACGCCTGCAAAAGAAGCAACTCTGTACGGAATCTTCTCGGGCTTGGGCTACAGGATTCCGCCGGAGCATGAGATAGGGACTGACACGTTCCGGGCATTGATGAGCTCCGGTACGATGACGCATCTTTAAGTCATGCGTGAATAGTCCTAATATCGTGTAGTGTAAGGGAGCGTTACACGGAAGCCATATCAGGCAACCACACAGCTGGTGCCTTGATACTCA